GCTGTCATTGAATCCCAAATCCCAAGCTGTATGGCATGGGAACATAGGATCGTAATCAATGTTAGTAATACGCTCTAGGTCTGTCAGCCTACGCATCTCTTGGCCATAGTAAGCACCAAGGATGGCCGCCTCAAACGAGCATAAGAACTCTTGTTCGTACTGGTTGTCAGACATAGACTTCTGAGCATCTAGCAATTCAGCATCAGGCAATAGCCCTGATTGGTCGGCTCTTAGTGTCTTAACATACCAATTGGGGTTCTTTTGACCTTCGTTGTATATGTCATAAAAGGCATTATGGCCCTTAGGTGTACCAATGAATGTGGCCCAGCCTTGTCTATCTGCTAGTAATGGTCGAACAATCTCACCCCACATACGGGGCTTCATGTCTGCATACTCATCCAGCACCACGCCATCAAGGTATAAGCCTCGGAGTGCATCAGGGTTGTCAGCACCAAATAGCCTGATCTTAGCCCCATTAACTAATTCTATCCATAACTCAGATTGATTAGCTTTGACTATGGCTGGTTCTGCAAACTTTAAAAGGTAATCCCATGCAATGTTCTTGGCCTGTGCGTAATACGGTGAGATACGGGTACTCGACCATCATTCATCTAACGGTCAGGCCATACCTTATTACACAGGATTGCTGGCACAAAAAGAAGATGAGTTTGGATACAAATATGGCTACCATTACCTGCCACATGATGCTAGAGCTAAAACACTAGCAAGTGGTGGTAAGAGCATAATCGAGCAGATTTCTGCAAAAATTGACATAAAACATCTAAAAATTGTTCCAAATCTGTCATTACAAGACGGAATTCAAGCAACACGACTTGCATTAACTCGTGCTTGGTTTGATAATAGATGTGAAGAAGGTATCGAATGTTTGCGTCAATATCAGCGAGAGTGGGATGATGATAAAAAAGTATTTAGAGATCGCCCAAAGCACGATTGGACATCACACTCAGCCGATGCGTTTAGGTATCTCAGCATTGTTTGGAAAGATGAGGATACACCTATCCTTAGAGATCACAGAGTTACAGGCCTTCATGTCGGTCAAACGGATGTCACGCTAAACGATATGTGGAAAGAAACCCCTAAAATAGTTAATCGCAGGATATAAACATGAAACATACATACCAAGATTGGTACAACTGCATAGCCCAATATGAGCGTACATTCAAAGAATGGGAAGGCAGAGCAGACAAGATTGTTAAGCGTTATCGTGATGAATCCCGCAGTCGTAACAATCCTAGTGCCAAGTTTAATATCCTGTGGAGCAATGTCCAAACCATTACCCCAGCAGTATTCGCAAGACTTCCAAGACCTGATGTAAGCCGTAGATTCCGTGACAATGACCCAATTGGTCGTGTTGCCTCAACAATGCTTGAGAGAGCCTTGGAATATGAGATTGAACACTATGGCGATTATGCAAGTGCCATGAAGCAATGCGTACAGGATCGTTTACTTGGTGGTCGTGGTACAGCTTGGGTTCGTTATGAGCCACATATTGTTGGTCAACAAGGCGGTATGGGCGAAGGTGCTCCTGATGATGGCTTCCAAGTTACTGAAGATACAGACGAAGCAGAAACCGAAGGCGGTATTTACCGTGAAGATCAAGAGCGTATTGAGTATGAATGCGCTCCCGTAGATTATGTGTACTGGCGTGACTTTGGATTGACAACCGCCCGTACATGGGAAGAAGTAACCGCAGTATGGCGCAAGGTCTATATGGAACGCCCTGCCCTTGTTGAACGCTTTGGCGAAGAATTAGGTGGGCGTATTCCACTAGATACCAAGCCTGAAACATCCAAGAACTTCAATGAAAAGATGGGCGAAGGCTCACGGGAAGCCCTGATCTATGAGATTTGGGATAAATCTTCAGGTCAAGTGCTTTGGCTATCTAAGTCGATGGGCAAGATTCTTGATGTTCGTGACGATCCATTGCAGCTTGAGAACTTTTGGCCTTGCCCAAAACCTATGTTCTCTACCCTTACGACAGACAGCCTAATCCCTGTACCTGACTTTGTACTGTATCAAGACCAAGCCCGTCAGCTAGATACGCTGGCAGATCGTATTGATGGCTTCATTCATGCCCTTAAAGTTCGTGGCGTATACGATGCAGCAGAGCCGTCACTTGGTCGTTTGTTTACCGAAGGCGAGAACAACGCATTGCTGCCAGTTAAGAATTACGGAGCATTTAGCGAAAAGGGTGGACTTGCTGGGGCTATTAACCTTGTAGACATTCGCCCAATCGCTGAAGGCTTGCAGATGGCTTATCAGGCTATGGATCAAGTTAAGGGTCAAATCTACGAGATTATGGGTATTGCTGATATTCAGCGTGGTCAGACCGATCCGAATGAAACCCTTGGCGCACAGATCATTAAGTCAAATAATGCCAGCGGTAGACTTAAGACCATGCAACACGATGTAGTGAACTTTGCTACCGCCCTGTTACAGATCAAAGCACAGATTATTTGCCAGCATTTTACCGATGACACCATTGTCAAGATTAGTGGTGCAATGCAACTATCCCCACAGGATCAAGCACTTATCCCACAAGCCCTTGCATTATTGAAGGATGAACCCGCTAAGAACTTCCGTATCGAGGTGACTAGCGACTCCATGATTTATCAGGATGAGCAGCAAGAAAAAGCAGACCGCATGGAGTTTCTAAGCGCAGTAAGCGGATTCTTAAGTACAGCCTTACCTGCGGCACAATCTACGCCTGAACTTACCCCAATGCTGATTGAGATGCTTAAGTTTGGCGTAACAGCGTTTAAGGCTGGTAAAGGATTAGAAGGATTGATTGACGAAACAGCCGATAAGTTCCGTCAACAAGCCAAGGCAATGGAAGGCCAACCCAAGCCACCATCACCTGAAATGCAGAAGTTACAGATGGAAATGCAGATGGATCAGGCTAAGATGCAAGCCCAAGTACAGGCTAAACAAGCTGAAATGCAGGCACAGATGCAGATGGAAACACAGAAGATGCAGATGCAAATGGAACTTGAGAAGGCTAAACAAGAGTACCAAGCCCAAGAGAACCAGCTTAAATTCCAACTGGAAGAACAGCGTAACGCTATGGATCGTGAGATGGAGATTAAGGTCGCTCAGATGAAGATGCACACCGAGCGCAATACTCAGGTCTTGTTAGCACACATTAACAACGGTGCAAAGATTGAGGTTGCTCGTATTGGTTCAGATGATTCTGATGGCGCACAAGCCTACATGACCGAGATGGATATGGCTGATTCAATGAAACATCCAATGCAGCCTATTGCCGATGCTATTGCCATGAGCAACCAGCAAATGACCCTAGCATTAGGTGATTTGGTAAACACCATTAACGAGAACCACAATAGACCGAAGCAGGTAGTTCGAGGACAAGACGGTAAGATTATTGGAGTCCAGTAATGCCTATAACAGTCAAGCATAGTAAGACTTCAGCAATACCTGACGCTGGGGATTCAACCCTAGTACAGCCATCCGATTGGAACGCTGACCATACCCTTACTGGGCTTGGCACGATGGCAGAGCAAAACGCCAATGCGGTAGCCATAACAGGCGGTACGATTTCAGGCGTTACTATCCCTGCATCCAATGTCACGGGTACGCTAGGCGTAACCAATGGTGGTACAGGTGCAACAACCCTAACAGGCTATGTCAAGGGCGCAGGAACTTCTGCCTTTACAGCATCCTCGACCATTCCCAATACAGACATTACGGGATTAGGCACGGCATCGACTAAAGATGCTGGGGCGGCATTAGGAGTGGCTACCCTAGATGCTGGCGGTAAAGTACCCGTTAGCGAACTACCTGCCGCAGTCCTAGGAGCACTTAGCTATCAAGGAACATGGAATGCAAGCACTAACACCCCTACTCTTACTTCCTCTACTGGTACTAAAGGTTATTACTATGTTGTCAGCGTTGCTGGTAATACTAACCTTGATGGGATTACTGATTGGCTTGTGGGCGATTGGGCGGTATATAACGGAACAGTTTGGCAGAAGGTCGATAACACCGAAACGGTAACCTCGGTCAACGGGCAGACAGGCGCAGTCGTATTAACCACGACTAATATTGCTGAAGGTACAAACCTTTACTACACGGATGCACGGGCTAGGGCTTCTGTAAGTGCTGGAACTGGCATTAGTTATGTTTCAGGTACAGGTGTAATTACTAACTCAGCCCCCGACCAAACCGTTGTTTTAAACGCTGGTACAGGAATCAGCACAAGTGGCACTTATCCTAACTTTACTATTACCAATACAAGCCCGTCTTTAGGTGGTGATGTGGTTGGCCCAGCAAGTGCTACAGACAATGCAGTAGCTAGATTTGACAGCACAACAGGTAAATTATTACAAAATAGTGTGGTTACAGTCGGAGATTCAGGTGCAGTTTCAGGCGTTACCACACTATCCGCTTCTACTAGCGTTACAACACCTATCGTTCAAGCTAGTAACTCAGGTG